AAAGAAAAACTCATGTCTTTTGGTCGTTCACTTGACAAAGGACTTGGTGTAGAAACAAAGGGTGTTAAAGAAGAACGAAGAAAAGAACTTGAAGAAGATCCGTATGCCAATGCAGTAGAAACTATCAAAGCACTTGATGAAGATATTTCTTTGCTCAAAGGTAGAATCGTTTCACTCAAAGAATATCTCGAAAAGAAAAAACAATACGAACAAGAAAAAGCAGAAGGTCGTGCAGTAAGAGAAGCACCCACTCCACCACCAGCAATAACACCAACAAAACGAGTATCAGATAAGTCCATATTTGCACCAAAAGAAGCAGCACCTTCTGGTGGACCATTAGCAACACCAATTAAAGGTAGTCCTAGTGAAGTGCCTTCAGGTCAACCAGTAACTAAACCAGCAGGTAACTTAGACAGCATCACAAAAAAAGCGGATCCTGGTGTAGATACATCAAAGTTCAACGGTGAGTTTCAGCGCCGGATTGAATTGATGGCCACAGCATTTAAACAAGAAACTGGCAAAATGCTGTTGATCACATCTGGTTATCGTTCAAACGAAAAACAAAAAGAACTATATGATGCAGACTTAGCAAAAAACAACGGCAAGCCAAGTGGTAAAGTGGCACAGCCTATGGCTCCTTTGGGTCAAGGAAAAGGCAGCGTTCACATGCAAGGTCTTGGTATTGATATCAATAGTAAAGGTCCTGATGGGTTAAATGTTCTTGCCGGCACCAGAGATAATCCTACTGGTTGGTTAGAAAAATTCGGACTGATTCGTAATGTCAAAGGTGAAGATTGGCACGTTACTGTAGGTGGTGCACCACCAACTCCTGATGATAAAGAAGTACCTGATAAAAAAGGAAATGCTGTTGATGTTGAAACTGGTAAGGTTGTTCAAGGTGCCAACATTGGTAAATCATCAAATGAAATTGCAGTTGAACAGCGCAATCAATCGAAACCAAAAAATCCTACAGTCGTGAATGCTGGTGTAACAAACAACACTACAATCATCAGAGAAGAAAAAATTATACCAGCGACAGCATAAAAAAACGCCACCCGAAGGTGGCGTGGCAGTTGATTAAGTAGAGGATTAATCTTCTGCTAGAGACTTAAAGTAATCAAGTTCTTCATCTTCAATATCGGGTGAAGAACGTGGTGTAAAGTCTTCAGCCTTAGTCTTTGATACTGGTGCAGTACCACTTAGACCCAAAACTTTGTCCAGTTTAGACTTCAGTTCATCATATGACTTGAAGTTTTTAGGATCAAGAAACTCTTTCAGTGAATATTCTTTTTTCCACAATGTTTCAAGTTTAGCATCATCACCATCAAGCAAAGGTGACGAACTTTCAAATTCAGACTTATCGTAGTTGCGATAGCCTTCAACTTGACGAATCTTCAGTTTGAAGTTTGCGCCTTCCCAGAAATCAAACGGATTAATTGGCTTCTCATCCTCAAACTGAGGATTCATTGCCTCTGTAATCTTATCAAAGATTTTCTTACCAAACTTGTACAGTCTGACTTGACCTTCGTTTTCTGGATTTTTAGGATCAGAAACAACATAAATGTTTGCAATATAAAACAAACGGCGTTTCTGTTTACGTGCAATTTCTTTGTTTGCTTCAATACCAGAATTCCACAGAACAGAGTTGTATTCTGAAACTGGATCTTTCTGATTCAAAGTGGTCAAAGAGTTTTCAATGTACCAGCCACCTGGACCTTGAAAGCCATGGTCAAACAAACGAACCCATGGTAATGCTTCATCACCATCGGCTGATGGTCCTGGCAGAAAACGAATGACTGCCATACCATTACCTGCTTTATCTACTTCTGGCTGCCAAAAACGTTCATCACCTTTAGAACCTTTGGAGCCTTCTGTGGGGGTATTGATTGATTCAACCGCTTTGGTGAGTTTATCAAACGAATTGCGGTTGCGTTTAAGAGAAGAAAAATCTGACATTTATTACCTCGTATAAGTTAGTATGTTAAATTGTATGTGCATCTTGTCCACATGATTCATTATATACTTTTATATATGTATCGTCAAGTACAGACTGCACAGTTTTTATCGTTTTAGCCGTGTCTTTGTGAAGTATACCAATGCCGCCTGCCATATTAAAATCATCAATGACATCTTGTGTGTCATCAATGAGTATAATATCAGATTTGGCATAGTTCGCTTTCAAATGACGACCAGGTACGATATTGGCTGTAAAGTCAATGTGGTGCCTTTTCAACCAAACCTTTTTCTGCCGCTTCACCTCTTCATGGTGCATACGGCCGCCAGAAGAAGAAAGTATCTCTACAGGAATATCAAGTGAGATAATGTACTTCAATAGTTCTTTACCACCCGGATACCAATCAAGGGTTTCAAAGTTGTTGCCGTCTACGAACTGGTTCCATTTATCATCATGTTTCTCACCACGTTCACGACTACTCAGTGCATTTTGTTTAAAAACTTCTTTATATCTTTTATTGAAGTCAGACAACACACCATCCATATCAAGATATATTTTCTGTATTCGCATCGTATTCCTTTTTGAGTATAAGTTTGTATTTTGTTGGTTCAAATGGTATGAATGGTGTGTACTTCTTTATCTTGCGACTGATGTTTGGATAATGAATCGTGTCACCGATTTTCTTATCCCATAACGGCAAAAAGTTGAGTATCTTATTCAGTATACAAATTGATTCAAGTGAAATTTCATTATGTAAAAGTTTCTGTAGCAATACTGGATACTCACCGTCTTGTACCATTAATGAATCATTTGGACTCTCCTGACTCATCAATGATTCAATCTCATTTGTAAAGGTGTATGTCAACGACTGAATAATCTTCTGACGCTTACGATATTCAATATCAGCATCATTGGTCAGAAGATGACCTATCCATACATCATGGTTAAACACCAAATTAGCAACAATATAATCACGGCATATGTCATCATTTGTGAATCTCCGGCTGAGTTTGTAAAAGTGCCACTTATCTTTGCGATTCTCAAATGCACCAATGCTTGTGCTTACTTTACCATTATACTTAAAGTAATCGTAAGAATCTGAATTGAAGTGGAGTTTAAGAGAAGTGTATAAACAGAATGTTTCATATCCCGTCATATCGGTAAACGATTGCCTTTCACCTTCAACATATTTAAACGTTCTGCTTGTTCATGTATTTTTGCTTTCAGATTTGGTGTAATGAGTGAAGCAGCAACCTCAATTTCCAAACCAGTTCCTTTGCAGTGTTCAGTGATAGCCTCAAGATATGTGTAATCTGTATTGGCTACCAACCGTTCTATCTGCAAAGAGAACTTCAGCATTTCATCTTTTGTTGGCATCAGAATTGAACTTTAATTTTACTGCCTGTGCTGCTTGGCAATTCAGCCGACCAAGAATAAGCCTGTTCAGTTGTTAATGGCGCCATCGTAGGATACTGATTAATCTGAGAGAAATCAATCGGCTTAATAGCGGCTATATCAGCAGTAGTCAATGCAGAAATAGATTCAGTTTTCAAAGCACCAAATGGCCATCCATTGTTAGGCAAGTGGTCCATAGAAAACTTATCTTGCTTTGGTGCGTACCCATCATACTCATTATAATTCAATGGGGGATCATTTTCAAACTCTTCATAAGTTTCGTATGGCACAACTTCAATCGTACCTTCAATTTGGTAACCACAACCTTGCAAAAAGTCTCTCATAAATGAAAGTACATCATCAACATACAAGGCGTTGCAGTTCATTTCTAAATCTCGTTCACCTTCAGCAGAATGGAAGCGAAATGTGAAATTGTGTTCATCACTATTATAACTCATAATATATTCTCCGTTTTATTTACGATTAGCAGCGTGTGCAATACAAACAATATCATCACTCTTGGCATATGAACACCGTACAGCCAATGGGTCAATGCCTTTTGCAATAGCGTTTTCAATATTTGCTGCCATCAGTTTACGGTCATTTAAACCGTAGATACATGCCGCAGCAACGACTGAAAGTAAAACCAGAGTAACTGAAACTGTGGTTATACTACTCAATCCTTTTTCCATCATCTTCTCCTTTTTACTTGATAAAATACTCATGAACTTCTCTTTGCCTTATTATAGAATAAATGTCTGCCGATTTGCACAGTGTATCTCATATTATTCCAACCTGGTTTTACATAGTCTGCATGAAAGAACAAAGCACCTTTTGTTGGATCTTTAAACTTCTCAGTATAAAGATAAAACGCCAATGCTAACTCAGTAACACTATTATACAACGAATTGCTCTCTAGTGTCAAGAGGCCTTTTCGCATCATATCCTTAGGACGATTTTCACATACCCAAGAGAATTGGCAAACAGTGCCAACTTTTTGTTTCACAACACCGCAATAGGTATCTGGAAATACACCAGACTGCATCCGATTGTGTGTAACGAATGCTACAGCAAGTTGACCTAATCTTGGTTCTAGTCCTGCTTCAAAATACATGTTCTGTGCAAGGCATTCTACTTCAGCCCTAGCATCGGGTGATAAATCTTGTAGTTGAACTCTTGGTTCAATCGGTACTTTTATTTGTGCTGCTGCGTGTCCAATGTAAACAACAAATGCTGCAAATATACTACAAAGTAATAGTGTGATGTAACGCATTATTTCTCCTATAAGTTAGGAAAGTGCCGAAGCACTTTCGTTCCCGTCAGGCAGACTTTTTGCTCTGTGATTTTTCTGCTGTGATATTTGAAACGAACCCATTCAAGGCTTGTGCCTTGGCTATGATTTCATTTTCTGTGGGATAAGTTGGAAAGGCAGGATGATCTGGTATTGCTTGCCCGTTTAGTTTAGCGGACTCTACCTTCACTTGCCATTCATTGATTAGGCGTTCTTTACTGGAAACATAATCTTCCAATAAAAGGTCTTTCGCCATTTTAAGAAGTTCAAGACGAATCTCAAACGGTGTAAGATTACTCATAATTACTCCTGTGTTGTGTGTGTTTACTGGCGGGTTATGTGTGATGCCAGTATACTTATTTAGTTACTTTTAATCCCAGAGACCACGGTAGTATTTACCAAACAAACGAAAACCATTGTCCATACGGTCGTAAACTTTTCTCATGCCATCGTAGTCACATTCATATGTGTGATTGGGACCATCTTCAAATGTGTAGAGTGTTGGCTTACCATTTTCATCCCATTCGCATGGAACAGAATGTGTATCAATCTCACCAGAACGATATGCTTCTTCCCATGAATCATCAACGAAATGTTCAAAGGCAAAAATCATTTCATTCAATACCCATTCCCAACGACGATGGGTAATTTCCCACGAATCTTTTTCGTATTGTCCTTGATCATCAAACACCAATTCAAGTTGTGGTGAAGCATCTTGATGTCCAACAATACGCAGTTCTTCTGGCACATCTTCAACATCAACCATTGGTGAACCGTGTTTGGTATCACGCAGTTGTTTCAACATCGGTAGAATGATATCTGCCAATGTATGATCCATTGACCATGTATCATAACGGTCAATCTTCACATAGTTTATTTTTGGATGTACAAAGTCAAGAAACTTTTGCCATGATACGCTAAATGGGGTCAGAAAGTCGGAAAGTTTTTTGATGATTGGTTCATCATATTCAATCTCACGCCAAAAGAAAATCTTCTCCAGTATAACATAAGGAGAAAGCCAATGATTACGATAATTTGATTTGTAGATTTTCATAATGTATTGAATTTGGTGTAGAGTGTTTTGGTAATAAGGTACACTCCACTAAAACCCCATGAGAGTTAAGCCGCTAGGCGTTCTTCTCCGTAAAATGCGTCATTTGCATTTATAGATTTGCTTGATTAACGATCATCGCCTATCGTGTTGCCTTCTCCACTATCTCACCCTGTCGAAACCATGTCTAGCCCATCAGAAGTGTCCTGCTGTTCACAGGTCGGGAATTCCAATCCTCAGAGTCTTGTTAAACTCTTACATATCACCCTAAACAACACTTCTGGTGGACTAGGTGGGAGTCGAACCCACGTCCAGAATGCCTTCACTTTGAAGGGATTACAACAATTCTTTCAAACGTTCTTCTATTCCAAGATTTTTAATATTTTGCACATAACTTAGAACTGGCCAAGACCCTATGCTTCTTTCAAATGAAACTGTATGTGGTTTTTTTAAAGTTTTTTCATCCAAAGCTACTTTTATAATTTCAGAAAATTTAGTTTTATTTTTAAAATTTTCTTTTATAATATTTTCACCTAATTTTTGAGCATATTTCCAAAACTCGTTATTATATACTGAGCCTGAAAAATAATGCAAGCATATCATTGCTTCAGTTTCGGTTATTTCTCTTTTATAGAATTCATTTACTGCATTTTGATTAAATTCTTTCGTATACCAATAATCAAAAGAAAGTCTATTAATATAATCTGAAAATCCCGTAGATGTAGCCTCAAGTGGTTCAAGAAAATAAGAAGCGTTACCATTGTAACAAACTCTAACATCAAAATTTTGTTTTCTGGAATAATTTCTAAATTTTAGTTTTCTAGTCGCCGTTGGCACCAAATTAAATTCATCAAGTATGTCCTGAACTTCCGTTATGATATCCTCTTCAGTACAATATTGATCATTATAAACATAACCTATGGCGCATCTATTTTTTAATGGTATTCCAAAAACCCAACCAAATTTTTTGGCGAATGTTAATGAATAAAAAAATTTCGGCATATCCCAAGGACACTGAAATACCATAGCGGCATTTACTGGTATGTGATCATGAACAGTATAATCTTCCATCAAATCTTTAGGTGATCCAGTACACATCATAACATAATCACTATCAACAGAATCAGGAGTTGGTATATTTGATTCTATCAAATTAACTCTTGGATCATTCCTCATTTTTTCAAAGATATAATCTTGTAACTGAACTGCATTGAAATGTAGTCCATGGTCACCAGCAAGAAATGTGTGTTTAAAATCTTCGCCTTGACCCCAGTTTCTTTTCCAAATACCCAGTTTTGGAGTAGAGTTCACATTATCCATGTCAACGCTACTAAATCCTAACGTTTCTCTGAGAGATTTCGGAAATATTAAATTCGTTCCTTCTCCTACCGGAGTAGTTTCAATAAGAGGATCATAAATCCAATCTATATTCCAATTGGTATATCTAAGATAATGTGCTACTGATAAGCAACCAACCGTGCCTCTACCAACTATCGCTATTTTTTTCATAGTTTATATCAGTTTGAAGAAATTACTTCAAACCCTTCTTGTTCTATTTTTCTTTGAAACTCATTTTTCTTTGCTGCATACCAACCCCATGAACCAAAGAAAGTAGTACCTGGATTAGGACCTTGCTCTCTCAAGTACGCATCAAGTTTTTGGTCGTATTCTTTTTCAGTAATTTGCATATCACACCGTTGTGAATCTTGCTGAACCTTTGCTCGTTCTTCCTGGTTTCAGCGGCTTGTCAGATTTTGGTTTTGTTTCTGTTTGAAACGGTGCATGTGGCTTATTGAAAGCCATCTTGCCTACATTCTCTGTCTTGCCGTGACCTGGGAATCCTGTTTTGTTTGTTCCGTGTAGGGTCGCTGTTTTTCCATCGTGATGTAAGATTGAGTCTTGATTATAATGTTCTCCATGTTTTTTAATATCATGGAGGAGTTGTTTGCCGTGTTCATCTCCTTTTCCTTTTGCATGTACCAATATAGACTTTTCTTTACCACCTTCCCAATGACCTTCAACTTCTTTGTGAGTGTAGCCTTGTGCAGTCAGTTTCTTTTTAAGTTCTTCATGATGCTTCTTATTTTGTTCTGGCGATACTTCATCATGTGGTCGCTGTGAGGAAATAACAGCATAGTGCCTACCCTCTTCAGCGTGTTTAGCCAGTCTTGCCAGCGTGTTACCTTCATCTAATTGAGTATGTTGTTTAAATGATAGCATGATGCCCCCAAAATGTCAAGCATATTTATTAATCATCTCAATCAATGGTTGCCGATAATCGTGAATCTGCTTTTCAAATACTTGCGCTGGTCCTTCTTCGGTAGCAATCAATACCACAATATCATCAATCCAAATACCAGTTCGTTCAGCAAACATTAGTGCATATGCTGTACACTGCATAAAGTAATTCTGAATATAATGCTCGTTCTTCTGCTTGGTGGAAGTCTTAAAGTCAATGACCGATAACTTACCATTCCATTCGGCAATCAAGTCTACACGACCAGCAATACGGTATTTGTCAGAGTATAGTGCTTGTTCTTGTGAATAAACATTACCAACATTCTCATCAATGATTGGCTTGATTTTGAAGAATAGTTCCTTCAGATCAGGCATCAACATTTGCATTCTAAAATCGTTTATTTCATTGTTGATGTAATCTTCACAAATCTTGTGTACCTTTGTGCCACGATTTGATGCCTTGCGTGATATCTCGTTTGCTCGTTCTTCACCTACGGCCTGTCGCCACTCATAGATTGCTTGTTTGTTGAAATGAGAAAGCACCGTAGTGATAGACCTATACTGATTGCCTTCTGGCGTAGTATACAATCTACCACTATCGGTGGTTTCTGCTTTTAAGTCAAATTGTAATTGGGGTAAAATTACATGTTCAAATGTTCGCATTATGTAAAGTAGTGATTTCGGCTGTGGTGTGGATAACTTTGTCTAGGATACTTCTTTTCTATCTTTGCAGTGATATTGTCTTTTTCTATTTGTGATAATTCTGTGGTCATTTCTTTTTCAATTTCTCTGGTGATGTACTCATTCAGAAGTGCTACTTTTTTCTGCAAAGATTTTTTAGCCATATATGCCCCTTTGTAAAAGTTAGCATAATGTAGTTACTGCCCAAATTTTCCTAGATGCTTGTCCACGATACGTTGTGTTTGTGATTCTCTGATAGATTTCTTGCCGTGTTTGTTTGCAACGGAAGATTGTTTGTGATTCTCGGAAACTTTTGCTAGAACTTCTTTAAAGCCGTCTGGTACTTTACCAGTAATTGATACGCCACTGACAATTGACATGGCGCCAAGATGAATTTGTTGAATGTGTGAATTTTCTTTGAGATATTCCTCTTTGCCGGAAAGGCTTAGAAGTTTCTCAAACGTTTCACCAGTTTCAGTATTTAAAAAATCGTATGTTGGCATTATGCAGGTATGTACCAATTAGGTGCAGGTCGTTTTGTCCATCGTGCAAAACGTGTTTTCTTTTCATTGTAGTATTTATGATATGAAGCCAACGAATTATTGGTTATTTTACAGTCATCAGGCATTGCTGGTGTTGGTTCAGTTTCACTCAACCCGACAGGAATCTTTTCTGGTAGTTTAGCCAGATCGTCTTTCAATCTTGCACACGCATGTACTTTGCCATAACGATATGTATACTCGTCTAGTAAATGCACCCACATTTCGTACAGCCATTTGTAATTCAAATGGTTTGCCCTAGCCCAAACGTTTGATGGATGATTAACATGTGATGCTTTCATCAATCGTTGTTCACGGTCATCGGGCAAACGCCAGCGTTTAATCTTACGATTATTTGCAGTCAAATCATAATACTCTTGACCGTCACGGATCCGATGCGCCGTTGATAACAATTGTGCGTACTCAATGATCATCTTCACCACGTGTTTATCGCAGTGTTGTTCGGCACACGTTTTCGGATCGTGATCTAGATAAAAGATATTCATCAGAAGCAAAAGAATTTACAACTTACATGACCTTCAGAAGGACGATTTTTTTGTTGAATTTGCAAATGTGTGAGTTCTTTCAAGTGCTGATACTTGAGTTCTGACTCACGGCGTTCCATTTCACGTTCCAACTGTTCAACACGAACAATTTTCTCACGCAGCAGTTCTTGATCGTTCAGGCTTCGTGGATTCATAACAGGATCACGAACAGTGGTGCCACACGCCGTCAGAAGCAATAACGGCGCAAGAAAAAACAATTTACTTTTTATCTTCATCTTTATCCTCCGGTGTCATCTTACTCATAATATAAACCAGCGCAATGAATTGAACTGCACCATGTAAACCAGAAAGTGCAAACAATCCCATAAAAAATACTACGATATTAAACTTCTGTCTATCAGTAAATAAATTACCATAAAAATTGGCAGTGCCAATAGCATCAACGGCCTGTTGCTCAAGTTGTAGATACTTGGCCGCAAGCCACTGTTTAAGTTTTGACATTTTCACCTCATAAAAGATGGGGCACGTGGATGTCTCCCGACATTCATTGTTGTTTAATGGCTAGCCTATTGCACCGCTGACGGCAGCCACCCCGAAACTGATTATTCGGTGATTTCGGTTACTTCATCCTCAATCACAGGTGCAACTGGTGCTGCAACCTTAGCAGGTTTTGCAGCCTTAGCAGGTTTTGCTTTCAGAGCAGCCAACGATTTCACTGGCTTGCTTGCAAACTTACTGGCAGAAGGTTTCAATGTAACCTGACCAGGAACAAACGACTCAGCACCAACAGACTTTAGATAGTCTTTGATAACTTGAGGATTTGTAATCTGATAGCCAGTCACATTACGACCATCTTTGATGACTTTCACAACACCATCAGTATTGGTTTTGATGTGCCAGATATAGGTTGACAAACGATAGGTATAGATATCGCTACCAAGTTTAGATTCAATCTCATCTTTAGTAACAACATCACCTTCTTGCAACAGTGTCAACAGTTTGACAAAAGGAGGCAAAGCGCCTGATTTGGTACGTGCCATAATAAAAACTCCTATTCAACGAATGAAACTATATGATAACATGGTACTGAAACTTTGGCAAGCATTACAGTACCTCGTTTTTCCGACCAAGACCCGCAGGATTCATGCCAGGAGTAACATAGACATAATTACCCTTGTGCATTGGTGCCGTACAGGATGCAACATCAGCCACAATCTCACGGTCGGAAGCGGTGAGTTTGTGGAAATCTTTCATAATACCAGTCTTAGTCAAAGCACCCTTGTGTGTGTCTGGAAGACTCGGAATGTGCTTGGTGCTGCGTACCACACGACTCGGCATCAGTGGCTTAGCCGTGACTTTCTTAGGTGCAGCAGCAGGAAACCGACCACCAGAAGGCAGTGGAATCTTGTTGACCGAAGCAATAAAGTCTTGCTGTTCTTGCAATTGCTTCTTTGTCAACTTCTTTTTCTTTGAACTGGAATAGATACGGATCATCATAACAATACCATTATATCAAGGGTTGAGCCACTTGTCAAGAGGTAATTTTCTCTTTTACCTTTGTGATATGCTTACATTTGTTGTGATATTTGAAACCAATGCAGGAACAAGAAAAATGCTCATTTGACAATGTTACCAAATATTCACCTTTTGTACCGGCAACTTTGAACTTGCGGATATTTGTTGTCGTACCTTTAAGTATTTTCAGATTGACAACATTTGCAAGATTGATAACTGATATTGGAAATTCTTTGCTATCAGTTTGTAAACAGAATTCGTTAGCATCTAGCCAACGATATGGTTTGACCACGACACCTGTAAAAGTTGTCGCTTTAGTAATATATTGACAATCTACGGTGACTGTCGAACCAACAGAAGGTAGAGTTTTCATAGTACATATAGTATACCAGAAACCCTACCTTCTGTCAAGCGTGTTGTATTTCTACAACAATTTTATTTTATGTACTCCATTTGACAATAACAACACCTGAACCACCGGCACTGGCGGCTTGTCCACCTTGTTGAGCATAACCTCCACCACCGCCGCCAGTATTATTGATAGCTGCTGAAGCTGCCTGACTTATTACTCCAGCAACGGCACCATTTGCACCACCAAAAGGAGTTCCTAACCAAGGTGAACCGCTTGAATAAGAAGCGTAGCCACCACCACCCCGACCCATTTGAGGATTTGGTGAAGGGTTAGCGTTTCTGCCACCACCACCGCCACCAGCATATGCAACATTAGCACCAGTGATTGAAGAGAAAATACCGATACCTCCGTTGGCATCAAAAGCACCACCGCCCACACCACCGGCACCACCGCCACCACCAGCATTATAAGGCTCACTAGTGCCAAGTCCATCCCCACCATTGAAGCCTTGTCGTGTTCCACTATTCCACGGTGATCCAGGATAAACCCCGGCGCCACCACCGGTACCAGAAGGACCCGCCCTACCTCCACCACCTGAACCACCATTTTGTCCACCCGCCTGCACATTACCGCCGCCGGTGCCACCACCTATTGAAGTTACATTTGAAAATGGTGTTGGTCCAACAATTGATGAATTTGTTCCGTTAGTTGAAACTCCTCCTCCACCACCAACTGTAATTGTATATGTGATCTCAGAGTTTACAGAAAGTCCGGAACCCGATAGTACACCACCAGCGCCACCTCCGCCACCGCTTCTGCCGCCAGGTGTGCCTCCGCCTCCGCCGCCACCACCAGCAATCACAAGATATTCTATATTAGTGACTCCTGTAGGTGGAGCAAATGTTCCAGTAGAATTAAAGATTACAAAATTATTTTGTGGACGATTCGCTCTAATAATTACAATGCCGCCACCGCCAGTTGTTCCACCGCTACCACCACCGCCACCACCACCAGTTTGAGATACTCCATTAGCAGCAGGAAGTGCAGGTGAAGGTTGGTTGCTATTGCCACCGCCACCGGCGCCGCCGAGTGCTGCTGGTCCGGCTCTTGTGTAACCGGCACCACCACCAGCGTATCCTGTGTTTGATCCTGAAATTGTGGAGAATATTCCTACGCCGCCATTTCCACCAAAGTCGGCACCCGGTCCATATCCACTACCACCTGCCGCACCGGCACCACCGCCACCACCAGCACCACCTCCATTAAACGCTCCAAAGAATGTGCCATTTCCACCACCATAACCTTCGGGTGGATTGTAACCTCCTGCATTACCGGAGCCACCTACTCTAGAGTTTCCTGGCCAACCATCTCCCGAAGCACCTCCACCTGAACCGCCTGAGCCACCCGCACCATCACCGTTTCCTCCGGTTGCGGCACGACCACCACCAGTTGTCCAAATGGCGCTTCCACCCGATGGAGTTAAAAAGAATCCACTATTCGAACCTGCTGTTGAAAAAGCACCACCACCGCCAACCACCACAGTAAATTGTGTTCTTAAACTTACTGGATATCCCGTACCACTTCTAAGTCCTCCGGCTCCACCTCCGCCACTACCGCCACCGCCACCACCAGCAACAACGAGATAATCAATCGTTGTAACATCATTAGGAAGAACAATTTGTCCTGTGTTTGCAAAAACAAAAATTCCGTTGACAGTGAGCGGTTCAGTATAACGAAAAATGACAACACCTGAACCACCGGCCGCACCATTAATTGTATCGTTTCCTCCACCTCCACCACCACCTCTATTGGTGCTTCCAGATGTTAATGATGCTGGAGTTCCTCCATTGCCACCACCACCCGTTCCACCGAAACCTGATGGACCTGTGCTTGGGAAAGCACCCCCACCACCTCCACCAGCATATCCTGTGTTTGATCCCGAAAATGTTGAAAATATTCCTACGCCACCATTGCCACCAACACTAGATGTTCCATTTGCACCAACTGCACCTGCACCGCCACCACCACCGGCACCATAATTTCCACTACTACCCCAATTTATACCACCATTATTCCCTTGGCCAGGTGTGCCTAAACCGGCATTCCGTGTAAACCCCACACCAGCACCACCCCCTGAACCACCAGAAGCACCATCTCCGTTTTGAGTAGGTGAGGATGGTGTTCTTCCACCACCGCCACCACCGCCAATAGACCATAGTGAAGTTGACGATGTATAAAATCCTGAATTCGTTCCATTTGATGCAGCAGTTGCATCGGATGTTCCACCTGCACCACCCGAACCAACTATGATGGTATATGTCTCTAGAGGTGTTACACCGAAACTGGCGCCGGTAAGATAACCACCAGCACCGCCACCTCCACCTCCACGGCCACCTCCACCTCCACCGGCGACAACAACATAATCCACCCGAGTGACACCTGAGGGTACAGTCCATATTCCTGTTGTGGTGAATATTCTACTTACTGTAGAACCTGTAGAGACCTCTCTTCCAATAAGTTTAAATGATGCTAAAATACTCGAACTTAAAGATGCTAAAATAGGCATTTTTAACCCAACCCAAATAAAGTATTTGCTGCAATTACTGTATACGCATTTGCTGCCGTTTTAAAAATAGAATAACTGAACAGATTTACTTCACCATTTACGATAGAGATACTTGCAGGTCTTGTATTCGCTGCATAAAATATGGAATTGGGAGTACCGGAAAACTGACCAGTTATCAGTCCACCATCAATGTGTAGGTTTGCCGAATGTCTTTGAGTTCCGTGTTTTACGGCTATGGCAACTGTAGTAGTTTCACCAATCGTAGTTGCGGAGTCAAAAGTATGTGTGCTATTTGCACGGAGATTGAATGTTACATTGGCCGTAGTATTGGCATTAAAGAAATACACTGTGCTATCAGCAACGTCAATATTAACATTACCACCAACCGCTATTGTGGAAATGTTTGCTTCTTCTAAAACACGTGTCAGGGAAACGCTAAGATTTTGTGCCAACTTTGGTGAAGTAATGGCAGCATCAATTAGCTTTGATGTGGTAACATTGGCCTCAGCCAATTTTGATGTGGTGACATTAGCATCAGCCAAAGCACCAGCTAGAATTCTTGTTAATGGCATAGTAGTCTCCTATTCGCTTATTTATACGAACAGGAGACTTGACCTTAACCTTTGAGGAGTTGTTGTGTACCTTCGGAACGCAGGTCTTCTTCAAATTCCTGCATGTTCAATCTGGCTAGTTCGGAACGCAGACTTTCCAGTTGAACTTTGTCTACATTGGACTCAGCAATCTTGTCCTCAAGTTCACGTATGCGTTTTCTAATTTGTTCTTTATATGACATAATCTTTTTCCTGCTTGAGCAAGCGGTAGAGAGACTTATCATGATGCTTTTGATTCTTCAATGGATGATTCTCATACTGCTCACGGTTTTTGTGAAATTTGGTTTTCTTCGGTTTCTGAAATTTCTTACCGCCAGACAACATATTTATTGCTCCTAAAAGATAATATCTGCTATACCATATTCTACCAGGTCTTCTGCGGTCAGCCAAACATCAGTTGGTCGTAGAAACTTGGATTTTACATCTTTGACCGACAGTTTAGAACAGTCGGAAAGAATCTTTGCCATTTTGTGATGATACCTATCACACTCTTTGGCATAAGCCCGCATATCATGATACTTGCCACCCATTTCATCGTTGAATTGGTGAATCATGATTGTCGTGTTTTTGCCTACAGCACGATAACCTTTTTCACCAGCAGCAAATATTACAAATGCAGCACTCATTAGATTACCATACGCTAGTGTGCGAACGGGCATGCCCACACCCAACATTAAGTCGGCAAGGCCTATTGCATCACCCAGATTGCCGCCCTCAGAGTTGATGTTCAAGGTCAGTGGCTTTTCAATCTTGTTGAACTTGGCATATAGCAACCAGCGTGATGCCGACTCAATAACTGCTGGCTCAATGCTACCAGACAAAAAATGAGTATAGTGTTCAAATTGTATTTCGTTCTCTTTGTCGCTCATACCAATTATACGCCGTTCTCAAAATGGATTTTAAATCATGCTTGGGTTTGAAATTAAGATGATGTTTGGCGGCATCAGAGTTGGCGACTAACCTTCGTGGGTCACCTTCTCTTCGTTTACCGATTGTGTATTGAATTGGAACGCCTAGTTCCTGTTTAGCAGCATCAATCACTTGTAGTACAGTATAGCCTTTACCAGTGCCTAGATTGAATAGGCTAGGTTGATTGTTTCCTTTTTTCTGTAAATATTCATCAGCCAACAAATGTGCTTCAGCAACATCACACACATGAACGTAGTCACGAATGCATGTGCCATCTACCGTTTGATAATCATTTCCATATACGATGAACTTTTCGTTATTTAGACTTTTGAACATTAGCGGAATCAAATGTGTTTCTGGATGATGGTCTTCACCCATCTCACAGTCAGGATCAGCACCAGCCAAATTAAAGAAACGAAAAATAATAGAATTCACTTTTGCATCACGAATCGCACACTCAGCAGCATACTTGCTGTTGGCATACGGATTGTTGTTATCTATTTCCGATTTCTCAGAGAGGCTGGTAAACTGAGAACGATAAACGCCGGCAGTAGAAGAATAAACAATATTACTAACATCAAATTTTCTCATTATGTTAAGTAGGTTGCATGTGCCACCCACATTGATGTCCCAAAACTCTTCGGGATATAAAACCGATTCACCAACTTCAATGCGGCCTGCCAGATGAAACACCACATCAATCTGATATTGATTGAACGGCTTTTCCAAGGTAGATTGACGAACATCGCCGATAAACGCATCGTTCCAATAGACCATATTGCGTGGCGATTTTATATCAAAGCAGACTGTAGTGTAGCCTGCTTTTTTCAGTGCTTTTGCCAAATGACTTCCGAGATAACCTGCACCACCAGTTACCAATGCTGTTCTCATCTATCTCTTTCAGAAAGAATAGGGTTTTTGATTGGCCAATAAATGTTGAAACGATCATCATTCCACTTTACCGTATACTGTGAAGCACGGTCATAGTATTGGTCAAGTTTATAACTGAATACACATTGCTCAGACATTACCAAATGTGCGTTACCGTGTTTTGGTGGTAACAACACTTGATAACCATTGCGGTCTGATAGTGTAAACTCTTGCCATTGACCATATTGATCAGAATCTTCATCAAGATTAATTACGATTTGATAGATTGTACCATGTAAGCAAGAAACTAATTTTGTTGTTCTATCATCACCATGAATGCCACGCAGAGTGTGTCGGCGTGAGGTAGAAATACTGTCAAGAATAAAGTTCACACCCAACTGTGCATAATTATCTTTGTGCCATGCTTCAATGTTTGTGCCACGATAATCTTCATGTACCGTTGGCTTGATAAGTTTAACGCCTTTAAGATTTGTATCTTCAATTATCATTCATCTTTCCCCATTCAACTTTTAGCCACACTCTTTCGTGAATGTAATGTGCAATTGTCATAAAAATGTTAATTATGATTGCACCAGACAGTCCTGTAAATGCTGCCGTGACTAACGTAGCAATAATTCTCCATACGACCGCTCTTGCTATCGTTCTTTTATGTGTTTCTGACATTAGCCACTCACAATCGTTATTCCAGGTCCCACAATGTATTCCTCTTTGAATTGCTGCTTCCAGGGAAAGCCATCAGGATATTGTTTCTCGTTTTCTGCATTACCTTTTTCAAAGAACTCGGCATTGACTGAGTTTGGATTACCATCTAAACGATAGCACAAAGAATATTCCCTTGAGCATGAATAGTTTGGAAAGTATTGTTTTAGTGCATTGAAGAATTGTCTATCTGCACCCCATTGACCATACCATGCTTGACCAATTTTTCGTGCAATGTCTGCTTTCACCATAAACGATGAGGTGTCAATGTGAAATGCATCTTTGTTGAAATAAATTGGCCATTGACCTAACGATTCGCAATTGTCTTCAGCAACAAAATTACCTTCTTTGTCAACTATCTTTCTGAGTGAGTATGCCCAATCAACACCCTTTTTGATTCTCTCAACAAGTTTCTCAACATGATTAGGCTCAAACCAATTGTCCTCGTCAAGGTAACATATAACATCAGCATTGACAAGATAACCACATGCAGCATATACACGATGACCGTACCAACCCTTGCCAATGTTTTCTTGCAAACGGATTGTTTTGACTTTTGATGGGACTTGAAGTTGATTCCAGATTTTGTCGCCATGCTCTTCCTCACCATCAAGAACGATATAATGTGTCACATCATCATATGTTTGTGCTTCAACAGATTCAATACACTGTCTAAGTGTTTTTGCGCCGATTGTTGGTGTTACGACTGCTACTTTCATTTTTCACCTTTTTACCAAAAATTGCATTCCAGTTTTGTTCAAATTTTTCACGTGGTATTTCAATTGGTCTGGGCTTAGAACCTTTTCCGCCGTCACTCATTCCAACTCCTTAGTAACCAAGAAGAAGAGTTCTTTTTATTGCTGCCACCTACACCATACACAAAGTTGATATTTGGTACACTTGCTTCCGCATTATTAGTTTCGTTGCGGTCACCACCATTTGCAAACCAGATTGAATAGTTTGATAAAATCGGAAGTGTTTGATTGAAATGATTTCTTACACGATAAAGTAACTCACATGCGGTGTCATCAGAATCATCAAACTCCCACACTTCGTCAACCCAACGAATTGATTCAAGTATGGCTTTGCGTTCGTGAATATTCATGAATGGCTTACCCTTCTTACGTGTGAGCCATGCATCAGAGTTTACACCTACGATAAGTTTGTCACCCATGCCCGATGCTTCACGCAACAAGGCAAGATGACCCGAATGGATGGGATCAAATCCACCAGAGACAACGACTATTTTCATATTGCTAAATCAGGAAATGCTTCTTTAACCAAATTGGCGGTAAGTTGTTTTACTTTGAATCTTTTTTGTAGAACATCAAGAATGATGGCAGCCTCATCTTTATGTAAAGATTCTATCATAACTAAAAGTTGTTGTGTAGTCTTTTCTGCGGTAAATCCTTCTGGTCGCATAGGATGATCCTTGATGAACCGATACATTTTCGGCATCTGTGTGTCCAGATAAGCATAGTTCAAACCAGCGGGTTCTTTTGCTGGTCGATACCGATCAGGCAGCGCAATATCAAACTCTATGGCAGGATTGAATACTAATTGGAGAAAGAAACGAAAACGTTCATCGCCTTCACTGCGTAAAAAGTTTATTCGTTCTTGTTTGGTTGTTAATTTTTCGAACTCCTCAAATATTTCGGAGTATAGCTTTTCAGAACTCATCAATAACCTCAATTAGATTTTTAAGTTTGTTTGCAATCATGTAATTCATAAAATGCTGTTTGGTGTGACCAGCAGCACTTTCATATGTATCTATAATACTTTTCTGAAGCGGTTCTGGTACTTTGGTCAAATCAATCATCATTTCGTTGCGCTTGTAATTACGCAACATTTCACCTTCACAGAATTCTTCTGGCGACTGATTCAACCAATTAATAATCTTGGCTTCAGTAATTGGCTTTTGTCGCACACCATTTACAATGCTATCATCAGCAGATAGAATGTTAGGTATACCATCACCTTTATCACCACGAATAATCATCTGTTTCAATTGCACCGCCGGCAGAGGTTCTTTGATGAACTTCTTCAGTATCGGCGAATACTGTTCAACATTGTCAAACTTTTGCAACTGTGCAAAGTCTTTGTCGGAAGATAAAATCATCACCTTCTGGTGTGCAGAATATCGTATCGTCAGTGTGGCGATAATGTCATCAGCCTCAGCAGTATCAACATCAACGACCTTATATGGAGAATGTTCATTTAGTTCTTCTTTGATTTTGTGCAAGCACTCAAAGATAGAATTCCAGTCGTGACCAGAAGCATCACGTGTTTTCTTGCGACCCGCTTTGTACTGCGGAAAAAATTCACGGCGCCAGTAATTGCGATTGTCACAAGCAATCACGACTTCTGGTCCGTGTGTAGACTTGAACTTTTTGACATATGTACGAATCACGTTCAATATCATATGTCGTACCAATGCCTCTTCAACCGGCTTTTTAGATGAGCCGATTTGTTCCATCAATGAAGAGATGGCTACTTGATTGTAGTCAAAGATTATCATTTTACATGTTGTCCTAGAATAATGCCTTTAATTAAAAACAAAAAGGCAGCCCGCAAGTGGAATTTAAACTTGCGGTAGTAATAGCCACGCATTGTCATTTTACAGTTCTCAGTAATATTGTATCAGTATTGATTCGTCCTGTCAATGCACTTTCAACGGCACGAATATCATTTAACACACTACGCAACGCAACTTTACCGCCTTTCAACACTTCAGGTATTGTCACTTCTGGTTTGCGTAACTTTTTGCTTACCGATTTACTCTCGGCAAAGTTTTGTATCGTAGAGCCTTTTACATTTAAACCAGCAGCATCAGCGGCTTGATACACACCAAGTTTTCGTGTTTTCGTATTGTATACCCACAACGATGATGCGCCAATGATTGTCTTAGGATCAATTGATACAAGTTTTAATTCGGCAAAATCTTTTGCATAGTTCATCTTGGCAATCAACTGATCCGCCGACTTTGCTTTGCGCTTTCTTGGCTTGCGTGTTTTGACCGCTTCACCAGCCAGTTTCATACCGTCAACAATTACTTGGTCACAGTATGATATCAACTTTTTAAGTTGTGTTTTTGTAAAGTTAGAATATGCTTCTTTGATATCACCGTCATCTGTTGTCAAAGCAACATCATACTCAGCACGGCGTGTTTTAAAATGATCAATTATAAATTTTGTATGAGCGCCTTTAGCATCCATACCTGTCATTGTTGCATAAGGTGAAACATTTGCTTTGAACTCAGATATTATCAATTCGTCAATCTGACCCTCTAGTTCACCGATACAATCACTTGCTTTTCTTTTAATATGATCCTGAATTGAGACAACGGTAGCAGTTGCTTGTTTGACAACAGGAGTTTCTTCTTGCAACTTCTTGATTATGTCATTGAACCACGTATTGTTGGATTCGTTCAGGACGCCTCCTAGGTTCACAATACGACAAACGAAGCCGAATGTACTCGGCTGAGATTTTAAGCCGTCCGGCGCTTGGATTTTGAGTTTCTTTTTGAAGTATTCGGTAGCGTATTTTATTGCATCTTTGCTATCACGATTTTGAGCATACCAACTCAAGGCCTGAGTTAGTTGCGTTTGTGACAACTCACCCACAAACTTGGGTTCTTTGTTATTTGATAAGATTGCTTTAATGTCAATTGACCTGTTCATAATGACCTCAGACCCTATTTATTCATGAAACCATAGTATAGCATAAATAGTCTGTGATTGTCAAGATTGTCTTTTTTGAATCAAATTATGTTTCGCATAAGAAAGGGCACAAAACAGACAAATGGATCCGTTTACACTTTTTGCTCTGGCAAATGGTGCAGTCCAAGCGGTAAAAAAAGGTTGTGAGTTATACAAAGAAATTGCTGGTGTTGCTGGTGATGTAAAAGGTGTTCTATCGGATTTAGAGTCGCAATTCAATTCTCGTCATAAAGACAAGCCGCCCACTATTGCTGAAAAAAATCAGTACATAGAAGAAAAAAACCGCATACTTGAATTAAGTAAGAAACAACCCAACGATATCTATACCCAGATAGGGGAAGAGTTGGGCGTTTACTTTGAAAACTACGCCAAGTGTTCTGCTATCTTTGAAGAAGAAGAAAAGCATTCTCAAGAAGTGTATACGGGAGAAACAAGTTTAGGTAAAAGAGCATTACAACGTGTTCTGATGCAAAGTCGTTTAACTGCGATGGAAGCAGAACTTCGTGAACTTATGGTTTACAACTGTCCTCCAGAATTAGGTGATCTGTATACCCGTGTGTATGCAATGATGGAGAAAATGAAGAAAGAGCAGTCAATTGCATGGACAAAAAAAAGACAAGCCGATAGAATTGCTGCAACCAAAAAAGCAAAGAGACTTCAAAAAATAAGATGTGAGGCTTGGAAATATGGCATTGCAACAGTTTTCATTCTTTATTTGTTTTTATTAGTATGGTCAGTATTACAAATACGTATCATGGAAAAACCCGAACTTGGTAGTTGTCTTCTACCAAAAGGTCAATGGCCATACCAATACTATAGCAATTTAAAATGGGTTGACTGTGAAATTCCTGGCTATGAAGGCAATGCTAAAAATTGAGTTTTTAGACAATGAACTTTTTTACTATGTTTTCACAAACGTAGGTAATAATTTAATTCTTGTCACACGTGATGGTATGTTAGCCACTCAAGTGAATGCTGCATTGAAAAATAAAAGAAATGATGCCGATTACAGATTGGCGCTGATGAACAAAAAAGGAAAAGCGGCTTGGTAGCCGCTTTTTTTACTGATTAACGATTTGCGATGTACATTGTGATTTCGAAACCAAAACGCATATCATTTGC